GAATGGAAGAACATGTACCATTTTGTTAAGGGTGGTAATGACTCCCTCTCCAAGACCCGCAGAGAGACCATGTTCATTCAGATGTTGGAAGGTCTTCACCCTGATGAAGCTGATCTGGTGTGTCTGATTAAAGACAAGAACCTGACATCTAGATATAAACTCTCAAAACAAGTAGTAGAACAAGCATTTCCAGACATTCGTTGGGGGGATCGGAGTTGAAGATTACTATCCTACACGAAGATTGTGATAAGGAACTAGCTCAAGATACAACTCTCCCATACACAACCTATCTCGTAGAGTATAAGTTGGATGGGACAGTTCGTTATGACTTAGTGAACTGTAAGAAGATGATTGATATCTTTGATCACTATTGGGATCACTATCGTCATGACTTCATCAACATGACACAGACAGAGGGTAGAGTTAATCCTAAGTTGTGGAATGATCCAAACAAAAAGAGTAAAAAGAAATGAGCAAAGGATTTGACATTAGCTTTGAAGGTCTAGGTATGAACCCTGATGATGTTCAGGATCTTCTTAAGAAGTACAAAAAGATCAAGAAGTATCAAAAGTCCAATCTATTCACGATTAAGACTCTGGATGGAACAGAGGACATTATATCTGAGATGATTGAAGAGGCTCGTGAAGAAGGCTTCTGATTATGAACCAGGGGGTAGAGAGGTAACACCTACTACCCTCTTATTATTAATCAGTGAGATGGAGGGTACATACCAACATCTCAAATACATGGGTTTCTATGATGACATGGATACCATTAATGTTATGAAACAAAAGTACTACAAAATGTATTTTTCTCTAAAGAAAAATAAATAGTTCTAGAAGAGGAGACATATGCTTTCTACTCAATATCGGCTACGGTTAGAATTCATCTGCAAATGTATTGTTAATGGGGAAGATGTCAAACTAGAAGACATGATTTGGGCAGACAAGTTAGCTAAGGCTAATAGTTCAGCTGGAGAGATGTTGAGAAAGGCGAGACGGAAGGCTAGGAATCCTGAAATGAAGGAGGGAGGTCTCGATGATTTTTTGAATCAGATGGATCTGGGACACCCTGATCCATCTAACCACAAGACAAACTTTGATGGAGCGGACGAGATTGTGGACTGGTTCGCTAGAGAAAAACCTGATGACTGGAGGCAACGTGACTAAATTTTTGATGTTTACAAAAGAGTCTTGTGGTCCTTGTGGACTTGTCAAGAAGTATATTAGAACTCTTAAGGATTCCCGTGAGGATATTATTGAAGAGGTTTTCCTTGAGGACTTCAGCGATGTACCAATCCCTGAAGAGAACCTTGCACTTGCCAAGAAGTATGGGGTGACCGCCACTCCCGTTCTTATTATTGCTGATGGGGAAGGAGAACTTTTAGAAACCTATATCGGTGGTATGAACATCACTCAAAACATTCGTAAACTGTGGGACAAGTATTACAAATGAAAGCAATCATCTATAGTAACAGAAATCAAGAGTGTGAGAGAGCACAATCTGTTCTAGAAGCTTGTCATCTAGATGAAACTATTGTGTATTATCTGGACAAGGACTTCACTATCAGACAGTTCATGGATGAGTTCGGAGAGGGGTCAGAGTTCCCTCAGATTGCTATTGGGTACAAACACATCGGTAGCCTCAAGGACACCCTACACTATATGAGTGACAACGGGATGTTCGTTTAGTTCGGAGTGTAACAATTAATACACTTGAAACAATGCTTGACATATATAGTTTATGTGGTCTATTATAGACCTGTCGTTCATCCCATCTCGGTGGGACGCAAGTAAGTCGCGGAACGGAGCGTTCATCCCATGTTTGATTTACTACTATACTCTTCTATTCATTGTGTCGATGCTGAGGATATGATCCAACGTATCGAATCGAATAAGAGTGTAGATGTAATCATCAGAACTGAGGTGATTGAGACCGTAAAGGAAGCAACACCTGAGTGTAACTGGGACGCAAACGACTGAAGGAACGGGGCGTAAATCCCTAGTATTTCAGGAGTCAGACAAATGAACACACTCAATCTCATCAAAAAGCAGATCAACAAGGCAGCCGCCCTGCACGATGCACAGATTTCTCACACTGCATATCGTGGTGTTGAGTATGATCAGCGTTGTGTAGAGTCCAAAGAGACTCATGGCACCTTCTGCTATCGCGGTAAAACTTACACCAAGTGAAGTCATGGAAGCAATTCAAATCGCTGGGATCGTATCCCTTGGGTCTGTTGCTTTTATTACCTTAATCTATGGTGAGTTAAGACTACTGTGTAGATAAGATAAAGGAGGATCTGCTTGACAGGTCCTTTTTTTATGCCTAAAATAGTATATCTGATGTCATATTATGGAACGAGACAAACTCAAACTTATAGTTAGAAACCTCAAACTCCTAGTAGAATCATTAGAGTCTGAGGTCTATTCAGATGTTCAGTCTTATACAGAAAGACTGGACAACACTCTACCCCCACTGGCAGATTACGACGAGGTATTTGAAGATGACGAATAAGCAGGGGAATGTTGAGGGGATTCTCAGCAATGAAGACTGGAGATACAATGAAGACAGACTGAAACTGAGGTCACAATGTATTCATGTTCTCCTCAATAGATTCGGTAGTGTCAATATTCATGAGGTCACTTACGGAACTCAGAACATTTATGAATGTGCAGATACTTGGGTCTCTCAGGGTAATGCAAGTACCAGTGGTATCGTAGCTTACTTCAACGCTTACTTCGCTAATAAGAAAGATGTATGAGGAACTAGATACATTTGAGAGAGCTCTTCAACATTTTGGTACAAGAGTAGAAGTTATCGCTGCCATGGAAATGGGTGGTAGAATATCTGCTGAAGATGCATATCAGATGATTAAAGTAGAAGTAAAAGAACTTAAGAAAGTGAGGAAACAGGAGAAGAAATGAACGATTGTAAATTGATTTCAGTGACACCAGACGCTGAGAAACATATTGCTTATTGTGCTCGTGTGAGTAATCCATCCAATCAGGACAGTGAAAAGTTCTCTGGTCTGATCAAGTATTGTATTAAACATCAACACTGGAGTATCTTTGAACAGGCGTTCATGACTCTGGAGATCTCAACTACCAGAGGACTAGCCGCTCAAGTCTTGCGCCATCGCTCGTTCACATATCAAGAATTTTCACAACGTTATGCTGATTCTTCCCTACTC